TTCAACATCAACAAATTCATCAACCTCGGGGTCTACTTGAGGATCCGGAGTTTGAATTTCAACATCAACAAATTCATCAACCTCGGGGTCTACTTGAGGATCCGGAGTTTGAATTTCAACATCAACATCAGTGTTAGGGTCTGATACTACTAGAAGGTTGTTTAACTCTACTTGCAGTTGTAATAATGTATTTCTTGCTGTTACTAACTGTCTTTCTAAATTAGATATTACTGCAGGATCAGGTTGAGGCGATCCTGCAGCCGCATCCAATTGAAGTTCCAATGATGCTACTTGCGCCGTTGCTAAAATTATATCGGCTTCTAATTGAGCTTGTGATGCCATAATATGTTGTTATCCTTACTTATATTTAGCACTAAATAAAAGTGCTGTTTTTACCCTTTTCACTACAAAATCGTTGCTTTTCAGCAACAGCCATGCTATAATCATATCAACATAACAACGGAGAAATATGTCCCTACCATCACGCAAACCTGTCAACTATCTAAATAATAAAGACATTTTAAAAGAGATACACGAAAGCAAAAACGCTTATTGTTACTTTACAGACCCTAGCTATCACCGCTATGACTTTATTGTAGATATGCCCCAATCAAGTATTGAAGAAAGTTTAGAGTATGCTTTCAAACCAGAGACAATTCAACAAGCAAAAGAAACACGTGCGTTGCGTCTTAGCTTAGAACAAGGATCAAAAGATGCAGTTAGCCCGGATTCAATAGATGTGACAGATTTAGTTTTTAGGGTAATGACTTGGGATCACGTTCCAGTTGCACCAAAACAACCCCGTAAAACAGTTAAAAAGAAAACAGCAAAAGATATTTTTGAGTTTGAAGAAGCTGATCCAGATGAGATTTTTGCTGACTTAGAAGATAATACTACTAAAGCAGAAGTAGATGACATGGTTCATGTCAAAGTTAACTTTCCCCCATTCCAACATTTTAAAATAGATTCAACTAATACATTTCACTGTGTGGGTAAAAGTCATTGGGAAGGTAATTTAGAAACAGGTAACTTTAACAAAGATCATGGTAAGATTACAAACAAACTTGCCCGTATGTATATTATGATGTGTGAAAAATATGCTATGAAATATAATTGGCGTGGGTACACATACAATGATGAGATGCGTAACTCAGCTATACTACAATTAACATATGTTGGATTACGATTCAACGAAGCAAAATCAGCAAACCCATTCGCTTACTACACAGCCGCTATAACAAATAGCTTCTGCCGTGTATTGAACACAGAAAAGCGCAATCAAAACATTAGAGATGATATTTTAGAAATTAACGGACTAAACCCAAGTTGGTCAAGACAAGGTTCTGGATCAAGTTCTACTGTATACGAAGAATAATTTAACCAAAGCCGTTGCTATTGTGACGGCTTAATTATATAATAGTCACATGAGTAACTTATTTAAAAAAGCCGCTGTCTTTACAGACATTCATTTTGGATTGAAGTCAAACAGCCTACAACATAATCAAGACTGTGCCAATTTTGTAGATTGGTTTATTGAGAAAGCAAAAAAAGAGGGATGCGAAACTTGTTTCTTCTTGGGTGATTATAATCACCATCGTGCAAGTATCAACATTCACACCCTACAATTTGGCTTACAAGCATTAGAAAAATTAAATGCTAACTTTGATACTGTGTATTTTATACCAGGTAATCACGATTTATATTATCGTGACCGCCGTGATATTCATTCAGTAGAGTGGGCTAAACATTTACCAAACGTCAAAATCATTAACGATTTCTTCAGTCAAGGAGATGTAGTTATTGCCCCGTGGCTTGTGCATGATGACTATAAGAAACTACAAAAGTTATCAGGTAAGTATATGTTTGGTCATTTAGAATTACCTCGCTTCTATATGAACGCTATGGTAGAGATGCCCGATCATGGTGAAATATCAGAAGATCATATGACTGGCTTTGAAAAAGTATTCAGTGGTCACTTTCATAAACGACAATCACGTAAGAACATTTGGTATATTGGTAATGCTTTCCCGCATAACTATGCAGACGCAGGTGATGATGCCCGTGGTATGATGATATTAGAATGGGGTAGTGAGCCAGTATTTCATAGTTGGCCAAGGCAACCAATCTATCGTGTACATAAACTGTCAGATATATTAGAAAACCCAGAAGGCTATCTTTTGATTGACAGCCATGTTAGAGTACATCTTGACATTGATATCTCATATGAAGAAGCAAACTTCATTAGAGAAACACTAATTCCAGAACACAAGTTAAGAGAAATGACATTAATTCCAATGAAGGGCGAAGCCGTTGAGCAAGGTCAGAATGGTGATGGACTACGATTTGAATCAGTAGACCAAATTATCATTGACCAAATTAACGCCATCGAATCAAATAGTTTTGATAAGAAAATACTATTGGACATTTATAACAACCTATGATTACATTAAAGAATATTACATTACGAAACTTTCTATCAATCGGACAAGTAACACAAGCAGTAGACTTTGACAAAAAAGATTTAACACTTATTCTAGGTGAAAACTTAGACTTAGGTGGTGATGGTGCTCGTAATGGTACAGGTAAGACAACCCTTATTCAGGGTCTTAGCTATGCCTTGTTTGGTGTTCCAATTAATGACATTCGCAAAGATAACTTAGTCAATCGTACTAATGCTAAAGGCATGATGGTTACGCTTGAATTCAATGTCAATGGCACTGAGTACAAGATTGAGCGTGGTCGTAAGCCAAACATTCTGAAATTTTATGTAAACAATGTACAGGAAAAAGGTTCAGAAGATCAACAAGGTGAGAACAAAGAAACACAAGCGGCAATTGAACGTGTGTTGAATATGACTCCTGAGATGTTCCGTCACATCGTTGTATTAAACACTTACAGCCAACCTTTCTTAGCATTAAAGAACAACGAACAAAAAGATATTATTGAACAATTACTTGGTATCACATTGCTTTCAGAGAAAGCTGAAGTTGTTAAAGAACTAATTCGCAATAGTAAAGATGATATTCAACAAGAAGAATTTCGTGTTAAAGCTATTGAAGAAGCCAACAAGCGTGTCAAAGAACAGATTGATGCTATCAAACGCAGACAAACATTATGGTTAAAGAAGCATGATGAAGATTTGGCTAACTATGCATTAGAGTATGATGAGTTACTAAAGATTGATATTGATAGGGAATTATTAGCGCACAAAGATTTAGTTGTTTGGAATAAACAAAAAGAACAACAAGATACTTACAATGCATTATTAGCCCGTTCTACTGCATGGCAACAAAAACATGATACTGATGTTTCAGTAGCACATAAAGCCTACTTGCTTAAAAATGAGTACGACATTGAAACTGAACTACAAGCATGGAATGATTTAAAAGAGTGGTTAGTTGAAGAAACTAATCAAAAGTCTATTGCAACTACGATTGATACCCAAACCAAAAGTATCACAAAAGAAAAAAAATTAATTGAGAAATTGGAACGGGAAGTTAAAGAGTTAGAAGATCATAAGTGTTATGCTTGTGGTCAAGACTTCCATGATGATAAGCATGAGCAAGTTACAAAAGAAAAAACTGCACTACTTGACAGTAGCAGAGTCGAACTGTTGCAACTTGAAACTAGCTTGACAAATAACAAATCATTAGTTAAAGAATTAGGTACTAAGCCTAAGCCATCATACAAAACAGAAGCAGAAGCTATTCGTCACAGCGGTGATGTAGCTAACTTGAAGAAAGTTTGGGAAGACAAGAAACAAGAATCTAATCCATTTTGTGAACAACTAAATGAATTGACTCCTGTTACTTTAGGACCTCAACCAGTTACTCATTATGATACCGAGCGTGAAGCAGTTGAACATCGTGGTAAAGTAAGTGCAATACTACAACAGATTCAAACTAAAGCAGAAGAAACTGATCCATACGCAGAACAAGTTAGTGATATGGAAAGTCAAGCATTACAAGCAATTGATTTTGAAGCAATTAATAAATTGACAAAGACAATGGAACATCAAAAGTTCTTGCTTGACTTGTTGACTAGTAAAGATAGTTTTGTTCGTAAGAAGATTATTGATCAGAACTTAAGTTATTTGAACGCACGATTGACACATTACTTAGATAAGATTGGTTTACCCCATAATGTTATCTTTAAGAATGATTTACAAGTTGAGATTACAGAATTGGGTCGTGAACTTGATTTTGACAACTTGAGTCGTGGTGAACGCAATCGTTTGATTCTAGGTTTGAGTTTTGCTTTCCGTGATGTTTGGGAGAACTTATATGCTCCTATCAACACATTGTTTATTGATGAACTGATTGATTCAGGATTAGATACGCAGGGTGTTGAGAACAGTTTAGCAATTCTCAAAGATATGAGCCGGCGTAGACACAAATCTATTTGGCTAGTATCACATAGAGAAGAATTAGCAGGTCGTGTACCAAACGTATTGAAAGTTGTTAAAGAAAATGGCTTTACAAGTTACGCCACAACGACAGATATAGAATAATTTTACAGAGCCTCAAATATACATAAGTAGTAGTATGCCAAGTCCACAGAAAAACAAAGGTTCCGGTTTCGAGCGAGAAATCGCTAAATATCTCTCAGAGAAGTACAATGAATCATTCATTCGTGCTCCCGGTTCAGGTGCATATGTGGGCGGGAAGAATCAAACTCGCAAAGAAGTTTTACATGAAGGTCAGATCCGCTCATTCAAGGGCGATGTTGTACCCGGTCAATCATTTAAAAAAATGAATATCGAATGTAAATTCTACGCAGACTTCCCATTTCATCTATTACTTACAGGGGAATGTAAAGTTATAGATGGTTGGCTAGACCAACTCATGGACGTAGCTGATCCAGATGACATAAACATATTGTTTATGAAGTTTAATCGTAAAGGTCGCTATGTTTGCGTACAAAGCAAACTAACATGGGTTTCAGACAACTTTGTTTATTACACATCACAAAAACAAGGAGACTGGACAATTTTCGAATTTGATAGTTTCTTTCATTTCAACACCGAGTTATTAAAAACATATTCAAGCACTATAGACACCACGTCAACACAAGCTGAAAATTCCCTACTAACAATTAAAATTTAAAAATTCGTTGTCTCCGCTGGGAGACCTCCTTGAAGAAGCCTGAAAGATGGCGGATGGATCTGGAGCAAGCATGAATAGTGATATTCATGGGTATACCGAGAGGGCAATCGGCAAAGCGAACCCTCAACAAGTCTATTGATATTTTATCTTGATTTAATAGAATGTGCGTTGCTGAAGAATTGTTTAAGTACAATAGCTTCACTACAATCCCGTAATAACTTTACAGAGCAACCGGTAGCAGTTAGTGTCAGAAATAGGCGATTAACTGGGGAAAAGATAACACTGGATGACGGTCATGGCAAACATACCTTTACCATTGGTAGTGCAAATTTGCACTACCATGGCTTCTAATCGGCAATATAGTCCATTAATAATTAGAATAATAAACAATAGATTACCGTAAGAAATAAGAACGAACGAAGTGAGTTCTTAGATGAACGAAGTTCATCTCTTTAAGAGAAACCCGATATGATAAATGAATAATTACGGAATTAATTAGAAGAATGGTAACTGCGTTTTCTTAGTAGTTTCCATATTACTTTCTACTAATTTGCTTATCATTACTCTTTCCTCATAGGACATGTTAAGTACATCGGTGTATTGAACACCTCCCCTCATGTACCAAGTCAATGATAGTGCTGACTTTTTAATATCAGCACATTCCTTTTCCATATTATCAATCAGCTTTTGAACACCCTCAGGGTTCAAGTGTAAAAGCCTTATCCGAAAAAATCAGTTACATTAATAACAATAGATTGTTCGTATTCATGCTGGCAATGAATACATGTAATTTTTTGAGGTTTAATTTGTGTGCTATCTTTAAGTTTAGCATGGTAATCACGCAATTCTGTGTATACATTCTTATCACAATTTTGTAAGAAATCTAAAATAAATTCAGTTTCAGCTACATTAATATTTGGAGTTTTAACATATTCAATAGTTTGTGCTAATACAGCCATTGTAATTTCAGTAATTTTAATAATAATTTCTTGTGTTTTTTTAGTGCGTTCGTCATTGGTCAAATCATCCATATTATTAAACAATTTTTGAATTTCAAACTGTGCCAGTGCCGCTTGATTCATTTCTCTATAAGCTAACGGTCTAAATTTCACGAATAAATCACCTACTTGAAGTTCCTTAGTATAGTCACCGGGTTTCATTGTTTGAAGCACACCGATTAAGTTAATTCCATAATTAGCAACTTCTTTACAACTTGGGCATTCACTTTCAATTTCCATTTCGTTACCTTGTGCGGCTGATCTAATAGCTATTAAAATAGCGTCTAAATCAGTGCTAGGGATCGACCATGGGTCTCTGATATCAGGGACACAGCTTTTTATAATTTCTACAATAGCAGAACCGTTAAACAATGCGTCTGGTGTTTTGCTAGTAATTTCATCAATTGCAGTCATGGGATAAATTGGTAATTCACCGGATTCTGTTTTATTAAGTGCGCCCATTGGGTATCCGATACCACCGCTAGGTAATTTCAAATAGATTGATGGTCTACGAAAATATTGCTTTAACGGGTTGTTTGCTAATGACATGTTATTCCTTTGATAAAAAACGGGCGTTTGCCCAATACTAAATACTAATGATATTTAGTGTACAAAAAACACCTAAAAAAATAACGGAAGCCCAATATTATGTCAATGTCAGATGACGAATTAAAACAATTCAACGAACAGTTAGCTGAAGGAGCTAGACTCCAAGCCGATAGCAATCGGATGCAAGCCATGCAACTTGAGGTGTTGACAAAACTCGCCCAAGCTCAGGGTATTAATATAGATTCTATCAATAAGTCTAAAAACGCATTCGAGGGGTTGAGGGGTTCTACTAGTAAACAATCTGCGGCTGCAGAATCAACTGCACATAGTCTTAAAGTCATGGATGATGCCATGGCCAACTTTAACAAGGCAGCAAATAGTGCAGGTCTAGGTTTAAATTCTTTTGCTAAAGCATTATTGAGTAATGAACAAGGGTTTGCAAAATACAATGATACATTAAAAAATGCAGGGGACGCAGTAGGATCATTGCTTAAAAACTTTGGTCCCTTGGGACAAGCAGCCTCATATGCAGTAAAAGGCTTGACAATGGCGGCGGAAATGGCTACTAAACAAGCTGATGGTGCATTAAAAGCCACTGATGAATTAAGTAAATTAGGTGGTGCAGGTTCACTAACTGCGGAGCAAGTATTAAGGATGGGTCACGGTGCAGGTCTTACATCTGCTAATTTAGAGGTAATGACCAAAGCAGCCGGCAAAGTTAATTCAGGTATGGCTATTTTAGGTAGCACAGTAGGCGAAGGAATGGTAGCTTTTGGTAAGATGACAGCAGTTACATCAGAACAACGTCAAGCATTCCAAAGATTAGGTGTAAGTCAAGAAGAATTGATGAATCGTCAAGCTGACTATATCAAGCAACAAGAAATGTCTGGAATGTCTTTATCAAAAGATCAGGCAAAAGTAAAAAAAGAATCATTAGAATACGCAGAACAATTATCTAGATTATCAATATTAACCGGTAAAAGCGCAGATAAAATTCAAGCAGAACAAGACGCAGTTCAGTTAGAATATGAAGAAGTATTGGCTCAACAGGTCACTAAACGAAAAATTGCTAAGTTAGAGGATGAAGGTGGAAAAGAAAATTTGGCAGCAGCCGCAAAATTACGAGAAGATGAGAAAAAGAGAATAGACTTTCAGAAAACTGTAACTGCCACATTTGGAAAAGAAACAGGTCTACAGGCTGCTAGAGTAGCACGTACCGGACAGATTGATGAAAAGACTAAAGGTCTTGTAATGCGAGGTATTACAGTTGATGATGTGCAAGCTGGTGCTAAAAAGGGTGAAGTAGGCGGCGCAGAATTTAATGAGAAATTAAAGGAAGGTACTGGTAATTTAATAGATACTATAGGTGATGCGATAGGAAGATCCAGTAACGCAGAACAACTAGGTAGAAGTGTAGGATTAGATCAAGAATCAGTACAAAAGACAGGTAACTTATCTGGTCGTAAAGAGACTGAAGCGTTAGCTAATGCGACTGCGTTAACTAAAGGTGCATCATCTGAAAATAAAGAAGAAAATAAGGCGGCCGGTGGTGCAGCCGCAACTGATCCAGCACAGATTGCTAGAAATGAGTTAACTGAAGCAGAAATTAAAGCAAAAGTTAAATTAGATGAATTAATTTTAGAATTTAATCCGTTAATGAAAGGTTTTAATTCAACTACATTAGCTGCCGGCGCATTGATGATAGCCGCTACAGCCGCCGCACTTGCATTGGGAAAAATGGCCGCAAGTGCCGCAATGAACAAGACAGGCGGTGGTCCTGATGTACCAGACAAAACAAAAGGCAAAGGCAAAGGTACATTGGGTAAAGTAGCAAGTGGTGCTGGAAGATTAGTAGGCCCAGCTGCCGGCGTATTAGCTGTTGGTATGGGTGCAATGACTGCATATCAAGGTGCTAAAGATGTAGATGAAAAAGTTAAAAGCGGTGAACTAACTAAAGACGAAGGTACTGTTAAGAAAAGTGAAGCAGTCGGTAAAGGTGTTGGACAAGCAGCCGTTGGCGCAGCCGGCGCATGGGGAGGAGCAGCCGCTGGAGCCGCAATAGGTTCAGTTGTACCAGTTGTAGGAACTATAATTGGTGGATTATTGGGTGCGGCAGTTGGTGGTTGGTTAGGTAGTAAAGGTGGTGAGATAGTAGGTGAAAATGTAGGTAAGAGTGTAGGTAAATCTATGGTTGAAAAACCTGTAGTAGATGCTAGTGGTAGGGCAACAGCCGCAACTGATCCTAGATTAGCAGGACCTACACAACCTACAACTACACAACCTACAACTACACAACCTACTAATGCAGTAAAACTTTCAGATATACAAGCTAATATGGCTAAAGGTATGAGTCAGAAAGATGCTCAGAAAGCCGCGGAAGAAAACTTAGCTAAAATGTCAGCAACGACAGCAGGAGCCACAAAAACAGCCGCAACTGATCCAAGAGTAGGCAACGCAATAATGAAAGAAGAACAGGAGAGTATGTCTAAGGGTCTATCTAACATGGTAAGAGAAGACCAAGAAAGAGCTAAACAAGCTAAAGAAGATATGATGAAACTAGCTTCTGGTACAGGTAAATCAGATAAAACACAAGATCCAATGCTTTTATTGAGTAAATCATTGGGTCTTAACACAGCCGCACTAGAAAAATTAACTGGTTCAATTACTAATTTAACTAAACCTACTCAAACTGGAACTGCTACTGGAGGTATGAATTTAGGCATGACTAAAGAAATGACTAATTCTAGTAAAGCAGCCGGCGGTGGAATTAGTGTTCCCGGTGGAGTTCCTGCTAGCTTCAAATCATCTGGAGGCGGTGGCGCCGGCGCAGTCGGAGGAGGTAGTGCAGGTGATATGCCCACTAAGAGTTCTAAGCCTACTTCACAACCACCCGAAGAAGGCGGCCCAGGCTCTGCAACAAAAACAGTTGACTTAGCAAAAATAATGAAGTTTGGAACAAACTCAGGAACTCAACAAAATTTTGAAGCATTAGATTCTTCATTTAAGGATGCTGTTACTGCTGCCGCAAAGGATTATAATGCTACCACTGGTAATAAATTACAAATTAATAGTGCTAAACGTGATCCAGCGGATCAGCAAAGAATATGGGATGAATCAGTAGCAGCCGGCAGAGAAGGAAAAACTGCATCTGGTATGCCTATAGGAAAACCAGGTCGTAGTTTACATGAAAAAGGTCAAGCAATTGATATTCAAAACTACAAAGATCCTGATGCAATTGCCGCAATGAATAAGCAAGGTTTAACACAAAAAGTTCCTAATGACCCAGTACATTTCCAAGCAGAGTTAGGTGGTATAATGAATGGTGCTAAATCCGGATACCCTGTAGAGGGCACAATGCATGGTAGGGAAGCAATTATTCCATTAAACCCGGATTCTATTATTACTAAGTTATTAGATACTAGTGAATCACAATTAAAACAGGAAATTAATAATAACACCAGCACTACAACTACTTCTGATAATACAAGTCAAATCATGGCAGATTTATATACAATGATGTCAGAAAAGTTCGATGCAATGATTGGTGCACTTGAAGATGGCAATGACCATACTGAAAAGCTAGTCAAGTTTTCTGCCGTATAATTGATTTCATACTAAATACTATATAATATTATGACCTACAAAAAACGTTTCACAAATAAGAGTGGTATATCTAGTCCGATCGGTGGTGGCAATAGCAACACCGGTGCATGGAACGGTAGCCCGGGGCAAAATGGTTCACCGACCGGTGGATGGAATAACTCTGAAATGGGATATAAAAACTATGGTAGCAGACTACCTGAAGTTTATACAGGTCATCCAAATCGTATTGAACGATACAATCAATATGAAATGATGGATGTTGATGCTGAAATTAATGCATGTTTAGATATTTTAGCTGAGTTTAGTACACAGAAAAACGAACACAATGATACACCATTTAATCTTCAATTTAGTGAAGATCCTACTCCACATGAAGTAGAACTACTAAAGACACAATTGCAACAATGGTGTAAATTAAATGAATTTGGAACAAGAACTTTTAAAATTTTCAGAAATACTGTAAAGTATGGAGATCAAGTATTTGTACGTGATCCTGAAACATTCAAATTGTTTTGGATTGACATGACTAAGATTATTAAAGTTATTGTTAACGAAAGCGAAGGTAAAAAACCTGAACAGTATGTTATCAAAGACATTAATATAAATCTACAAAACTTAACTGTTGCTACTAAAACCAATACAGACTTTGCCGCTAATCCTGCAACTGGATTAGGTGGTACAGGTGGCGGAGGTGCTAGTGGTGGTTATACTGTTCCGGCAATGCCATATAATACAACAGGTAGTCGTTTCACTTTGGGTCAAAGTGAATCAGCTATTGATGCTAAACATATTGTTCACTTGAGTTTAACTGAAGGTCTTGATAGATTTTGGCCCTTTGGTCAAAGTATTTTAGAGAACATTTTTAAAGTTTATAAACAAAAAGAATTATTAGAAGATGCTGTTCTAATCTATCGTGTACAACGTGCACCTGAACGTAGAATGTTTAAGATTGACGTTGGTAACATGCCAAGTCACTTAGCTATGGCTTTTGTTGAACGTATTAAGAATGAGATTCACCAAAGACGTATCCCAAGCGTACACGGTGGACAAGCTATTGTTGATGCTACATATAATCCATTATCAATGAACGAAGATTACTTCTTCCCTGTTACTGCTGATGGTCGTGGTTCAAGTGTTGAAGTACTACCCGGCGGTCAAAATTTGGGTGAGATTGATGACTTGAAATATTTCAATAACAGACTAGCACGTGGATTACGTGTTCCAAGTAGTTATTTACCAACTGGCCCCGATGACAATACAACACCACTAAGTGATGGTCGTGTTGGTACAGCTATGATTCAAGAGTTCCGTTTCAATCAATATTGTGAACGACTACAAAAGTATCTAAGCAATAAACTAGATGAAGAATTTAAACTATTCTTACGTTGGAGAGGCTTTAACATTGACTCAGGATTGTTTACTTTAGAATTCAATCCACCACAAAACTTTGCCGCTTATCGTCAAAGCGAACTAGATAACGCACGTGTATCAGTATTTGGTACAATGGAAGCATTCCCTTATATCAGTAAGCGTTTTGCTATGGAACGTTTCTTGGGATTGACTGAAGAAGAAATTACTAAGAACGAAAAATTATGGCGTGAAGAACACAACAAAGATTCAGATATTGAACCCACTGGTAGTGATTTACGTAATATTGGAGTGTCTGCAGGTGATATAGAAACTGATATGGATACAGCCGATCAAATGGAGAATCCTCCACCGGAAGAGGGTGCTGAAGGTCCTGAAGTTGCAGGACCTGTAGGTGATGCCGCAACTGGTGGCATAGCAGGCGGAACACCTGCTCCTGCAGGCAACGCAATGTAAGATAAATAATAATATGAAATTAATGGAAATGTTTAATCCACCTGTACAAGGTTACCAAGATGTTGAAGCAGACAACAGTAAACCTAAGTGGAAAGAAAGCCGCAAAACTAAACTTACACTAAGACAACTACGTAAACTTAGAAAAATGATGGATGTTCGTAACTTTGAACGACAGAAGCATTTGAAGAAAGTACATGAACAATATGGTGCAGTACCAGCAGATGCCGCTACTCCAACCGCATAAAATATATATTTTAATCAAAAACGCAAAAAAACAGCACTTATTGTGCTGTTTCCTTTGATACCCACTAAATATAATACAAAGCCATTTACAGGAGAAACATACAATGGATAACAAAAAATTTGAAACACTTATTGATTTGATTATCAATGAGAATGAAGAACAAGCACGTGCATTATTTCACGATATCGTAGTTGAGAAAAGCCGCGAAATTTATGAAAACATGATGAACGATGAAATGGACGAACAGATGGGCGGACAAGTAGGCCAGATGATGGACGAAATCTCTGCTGAAGAATCTGGTGTTATTGAAGGTGAAGATGAAGAAGAAATCGACTTTGATGACGAAGGCGATGACGAGATTATCGACATTGAAGGCGGTGAAGATATGGGTGATGAAGGTGCAGAAGTTGAAGACCGTTTAGTAAGTATCGAAGATAAATTAGACCAATTGATGGCTGAATTTGAAGATATCATGGCTGACGGTGATGCTGACGAAATGGGCGCTGCCGATGACGAAATGGGCGCCGCTGATGACGAAATGGCTGCTGCCGATGACGAAGAAGCCGCAATGATGGAAGCTATCACTTTGAAGAAAGTTTCTGTTACACACGGTGACAATGGTGTTCAAACAAAAAGCACAAACTTAAATAACAGCGGTCAAGCTGGTATGGATTCTAAGCCAGTTAAATTCTCTGGTGCTAGCGAATCAGTACCAACAGGCCCAAAAGGACCAAGCAACGCATATTCTAAAGGTGAAACATCTGTAAAAGATGCTAACAATTGGAAGAATGCTCCTGCACAAAACAATGCAGACTTAGAAAAAGCCCCTGCCCCATCAAAGGGTGACAATGGTGTAAATTCTAGAAGTCCAGTAGCTGAATCACGTACAGCTAAAAGACGCATCTAAAGGAATCTGAGAGAATGGCTTTGTATCTCAAAGAGCACTTGACATTTGACCGCGCAGGTATGGTGGTTGAGTCTGTCAGTGAAGGCGACAAGAAGAACCTTTATATGAAAGGTATCTTCATTCAGGGCGGGGTAAAAAACGCAAATGAGCGTGTTTACCCTGTTACTGAAATTGAATCTGCTGTTAATACTCTAAATGAACAAATCAGTACAGGCTACTCAGTTCTAGGTGAAGTAGATCACCCGGATGACCTAAAAATTAATTTAGACCGTGTATCACATATGATTACTAGTATGTGGATGGACGGAGCTAATGGCTTTGGTAAATTAAAGATTTTACCAACTCCAATGGGAGACCTTGTAACTACTATGTTACAAAGTGGCGTGAAACTCGGCGTATCTAGTCGTGGTAGCGGAAACGTGAATGACTATGATGGCAAAGTTAGTGACTTTGAAATTGTCACTGTGGATATTGTCGCACAACCTAGTGCTCCAAATGCGTATCCTAAAGCAATATATGAAGGCATGATGAATATGAAGCATGGTCATAAATTGTTGGATATTGCAAAAGACGCAAGAGGCGACAAGAAAGTAGAGAAATACTTGAAAGAGGAAGTAATGCGCCTCATCAAGGATCTCAAAATTAAATAAGGGGAAACAGCATGTTTGATGCTATCAAGCCATTACTTGACAGTGGACTTATCAACGAAGACACCGGTGCTCAGTTAAATGAAGCATGGGAAGCTAAGTTGAGTGAAGCTCGCCAACAAGTTCGTGCAGAATTACACGAAGAATTCGCACAACGTTATGAACATGACAGAAACGTGATGGTAGAAGCCCTTGATAAAATGGTTACAGAAGGTCTAACAACTGAGATTGAAGAATTTCAGACTGAAAGACAAGCAATGAACGAAGACCGCGTATTGGCTAAACAACAATTACGTGAACACGCTACAAAGTTCAATGATTTTATGGTTACTAAACTAGCTGAAGAAATCAAAGAATTACGTAGTGAGCGTAAACTACAAATGGAAAATCAGCAAAAGTTAGAACAATTCGTTGTTCATGCTTTAGCACGTGAAATTAAAGAATTCTCACAAGATAAACAAGCAGTAGTTGAAGCTAAGGTTAAGTTAGTTGCTGAAGGACGTTCACAGTTAGAAGCATTGAAGGCACGTTTTGTTGCTGAATCTGCATCTAGAATGAACCAACTTGTAACTAAACATCTCAAGGGTGAATTAAGCCAGTTGAAGGAAGACATTAAAGTTGCAAAAGAAAACAACTTTGGTCGCCGTATTTTCGAAAGCTATGCAAGCGAGTTCTCAGTTACTCATTTAAATGATAAAGCTGAAACACGTAAACTAATGCAAGCATTAGAAGAAAAGGATCAACAACTAGCGGAATCACGCAAAGTAATCGACAACACTAAGAAATTAGTAGAGTCAAAAGAACGTGAGGTTCGTGTCATTAAAGAGTCTAATCAACGTGAAAAAATGATGAGTGATTTACTTGCTCCATTAAACGATGAAAAGGCTTCAGTAATGAAGAGCCTACTAGAAAGTGTGCAAACACCAAAATTGCAAAGCACTTTCGATAAGTATCTACCAGCCGTCTTGAACAATGGCACAGAGAAAAAGCCTGCAAAGGCTATGATCC